ACCTTGAACTTTTCTATTCCGTTAGATAGACAATTAACTAAACAATGTAAAGATGCTGCTAAAACTCAAACTGATATACAAAAACAACAACTTAAGAATCTAGAGCTAGATTGGCATTTTGCAAGATTAAAACATTGCGGTGAAAAGAAGATTGCTGGAATACGTTTTACAAAAGATAGTCCTTATCATAATCTCTGTTCTGATGTTGAAATAACCCCTCGTGCAAATCAAGTGTTACCTCATGCACACAAAATTATTAAGAATTAGATTTATCTTTTTTCTTTGTCAGCTTTTTAATTATATTTTTTACTAAAGGTTTGATAACATTAAGGATAAGTGGAGTAGTCGCAGCCACAGATGCAATAAGAGCAGTAGAGACAACAACGCTAAGACTAGGGATGTATTGATCTTTAAAAGGTACGTCTTCATAGATAGTTATACATCTAGTGCCATCTTCGCTTTTTTCATGGCCGATGACACGTTCTAATCGTGAACTGTTACGAAAGTCATTTATGCGTTGGTCTTTTGGCCCCGGGCAGGGAACTACTTTTATCTCTTTATTTTCTTTAGGTATATCTGGTTTTACTTCTTCTTGTATTGGTGTTTCATTATTCTCAACTCTTTTTTCTTGTTCTTTATTTTCAATAATTTCGATCTTTCTTCTGTCATATAAAAGAGGTTTAAATGTAGGCATAGAACCATATGGACAGGATATAGTAGTACCTGTTGGATCGTCATTATATAACGCAGTATTCTTAGGACTTGCATCCCTGTGATATTTCACACATCCGGGTAATTTTATGGATGGTGGTGGTACGTTTAATACTTGATATGGATTAGCTGTTGGTATGTTTAAATGTGGAACTTTTATATCTGGTATAGATATA